TCACACGAAGGTCGACTGAGCCTGATGGTCGCCCCAGTGATGCTATTGACGTCCAGCCCGTGCTCAGCCATCCATACTCGAACCTCTTCCAACCTGAAGACGTGCGTGGCGCTGGTTTTGATCACGCGCTCACTCCTTTCCGGCTGCGTCGCAAACTCACCCGAAGCCCCCGGCCGCCGTTCTTGAACTCCGGGGTTTCCTCCGTGCGCCCGGACACCTCACAGCCGCGGCACCGCGCCAACTCCGGGACATAGGCGTTGCGGGAACCACCGCGGGACTCGTCCCACTCCTCACCCCGGGTACCACACGCCGGGCACGTGTCTGCCTGGCGCAGCTGCCACCAGATCGCCTTGTCCCGATCCGCCGCCGTCCAATACAACGGGCCACCAAGGAAGTGGGAATGCGGAATGCCACGAGGGCCGCAGTACGCCATGTCCGCGCCTAGCTGGGCGTCTGCGTCGAACCTTTTCCCACCCTCACATCCACACTGCGGTCGTTGGTGGAGATCGCCGCCTGCACCAACGCCCGCACCTCACCCAACGTGACCTGACCCTTCGAGATCATCTCGGCCCAGTCCGTTTCGGTGAGGTCACCCTCCACACACGCCGCCAACACCGCCGTGCGGAACGTGGCGTCATTCCACAGCACCGACGGGTCCTGCTGCCGCTGCGCCACCGTCGGCGGGTGCGCCGCCACCAACTCCTCAAAATCAGTTGGTGGCAGCGCATTGACCGCCATGTGCTCAAAGCAGGCGTCCACCGCAACCTGCGCGGCTTCCACCCGAGTGTTGAGTTCGGTCGTGTCCTGCCCGGCCTGCTCAGCCAGCCGCAACGCCAACACCGCATCCCGCAACTCGGCGTCAGCGGTGTCGGCTTCTGGGGAGAAGTCGACGCGCAACGACACCGTGGTTCGTGGCAGTTGCCGCTGCGCCAACCGGTCCCGGAGACTCACCGGGCTATGCCGGGACTGCGACGGACTCGGCCGGCTCCGCGGTGATCGAGAACTGGATCTGCAGCCGGGCGGGGTCCTCCCCCACCGAACGCATCTTGCCCAGTGACCGCACCGACACCGGGAACACGTCCATCTTGTTCCCGGCGACGTCCCCACCGTCGAGCCACAGGATGAACCCGGTGGTGTTGCGGGGCAGCAGCGTGCGGACGTCGGCGCCGTTGACGGTGGCGTACATGGTCAGCGTCGAGTTCTCGGCTTCGGTGCGGCCACCGATCTTCTTGGTGAACCGGGTCCCCAGGTCGGGGGTGGGGATCTCCCCGGAGGTCACCATCCACCCTTCGAGGTCGGCGATCTCGTTGGACAGGTTCGTCCCGGCGTTCATCTCCGCCCGGGTCGGTGCACCCTTCACCGCCACCGTGGGCAGGAAGTAGCACTTGGTGACTTCCGGGTCGTAGTAGCGGGTGGTGGTGGCCAGGTTCGGGGTCGGCATCGCTTATTTCCCTTCGGACTTGGAACTACGCCGACCGGTGTCGGTGTCTGACTCGGGGGGTTCTGCGGTTATCACGCCGTCGGGGCGAACCGCCGGCCCGGACGCGGTGTCCGGGTCCAGGCCCCTCTTCTCGACCGGTGCCCACCCTGAGTTCATGTGGTGCGGAACCGCCGACTCGGCAACGAAGATGTGCTCGTCGAGGTCTTTGTGCTTCATCTCGACCATGCGCTGTGCCATGTCAGATCACGCCCTAACCACGGCGAAGGTGACAGTGGCGGTGGCCGACCAGGTGATGTCAGCCAACCCGTCCGTCGGGTTGCGGTACAGGGTGTCCGGGACGGCGATGAGCTGGTCGTTCGCTTCACCGTTGGTCACCGACACGGCCCGGTCGCCAATCGCGAGGGTGCCGTCGAGGGTGGCGGGGGTGACGAGGGTGACCGTGATCGGCGAGGCGGAGCGGTTCTTCACATGGATGAACGTCCCATCGCCGGGGGTGATCTTGTCCCCGCCGGCTGACGCGGCGTTGTAGGTGGCGACGAGACCGTCGTTGTCGACGCTCTCGGTGGCACGGGTAGCCATCTAGGTTCCTTCCAGGGTGGGCGAAACAACGCGAGCGGGAGAAAACGACAGGGGGGTGCTAGTTGGTGGTGTGCGCGTTCACGTCGATGCGGAACGGGATCTCCACACCAACGCCCTGTGCGGTGCGGATCGGCACGTACACGACCTGTGTGAGGCGGGCGCGGGTGACAGCCCCACCAAGCCTGCGGTCGCCCATGAGGACGGCGTGGACAGCCGCCAAAGCTGCGAATGCCCGGTCCCGGCGCGGTTTCACCAACCCGCTACCCGACCACGACCGGATCAACCCCAGAATGGTGAAGCTCTCCAAGTCCGAACCCAACCCGGCGGTGACCCGCGTCGCCTCGATGTCCAAGTCGTCCGGGGACAACCCGATCGCCACCCAGTCCTTACGCAGCTCCCGGTTCACCTCACCGTCGAGGACCTGCCACCCACCCAGATGCGGGGACCGCTCCACCCCGGCGACAAGCGCATCGAGAGCGGCGGGGATGGCGCTGACGGCGGAGAGGGCAGCGGTCATGGCGGGTTCGGGCCCCGCGCACCCAGCAGCTCCACCGCGCGCGCCGGGATGGCGTGGCCCAACCCGGGCGGGGTGAGGGCCTCCTCGCCGTCGAAGCCCGGTTGGCGGCCGAGGCTGGACCACCGCTGCTGCTGCCACAGATGCCCGGCGATAATCGCCGTTGCCAGCAGGTAGTTCGGTGGCACAACGGGTTGGCCGGCGACGTAGGTCACCCGCACCAACCCGGACAGGTACTGCCCGGTGAGCACCCCCGCGAAGGTATCGACGGCGAAGCCGGCCACCAACCACACGACGGTCCCGTCCGGGGAAGCAACCGAAGACACCGACACGACCGGAGCCTTGCGCAGCACCAGGGCGGTCGAACCAACCAGCAGGTGATCCTCAACAACCGCCCGCCGGGCCACAGCTTCGCCGGTGTGACGCTCCACGACTTCCGACGCCGCAGGCACGTACTCGCGCAACTCCTCGTCGTCGACGGTGTCGCCCTCATCGAAGTTGAGGTAGTCCCGAGCCTCGGCGAACGAGATCAACGAAGTAAAGGCGTCGTGCACGTTGAGCACATCGGAATGCGCCCTTGCCCCCGGCCCAGTCGAAGCCCACCGCAGCCGGTGATGCCCAACCTGAGTAGAGACGTACGTCGCCTGATAGCGCCCCGTCGACGGCTGGCTGACAGCCGGGGCGGCCGTGGTGCCGTCCGGCAACGTCACCGTCAACACAGCCGTCGTGGCCGCGGTCAGGGTGCCGTCCACCGTGTTGTCGAACCGGGACAGGTAAGGATCGCCGAGGTCGTGCACCAGCCACCCCCTGCCCTTCGGGACGAACGACGGTCAGGACAGAGGCGCGAGCGCGGTTACTTGTTGCCGGCGGTGCGGGCCTTGTTCGCGGGCGGCTTCGCAGCCTTCTTCTCCGCGTCGTCGCCCTCGGCCCCCTTGGCGGTGCTGCCGGCGTCGCCCTCGTCGCCCTCGTCGACCTGCGCACCGTGGAACACCGGCACCGGCTCGGTCTTCTTCACCGAACCGACCCTCTTGGCCCGGCCGCCGTAGCCCTTGGCATCGTCATCGGAAAGCTGCATCTGCGTGGTGTAACCGTTGAGATCGACGTCGTACAAACCGAGATCAGCCATAGCGGAAGTCCTCCGAACAGGTGGTAGGTCGACAGGGGTGGCCGAAGACCCCGCCCCGCACGCAGCATGGGGTGTGCCGCACACGGGGCAGGGGCCTGGCGTCACAGAACGATCCCGGCCTTACGCAGCTCAACCAGAATCGCGTTGATCTTCGCTGCGAGATCGGCGAAGTTGTTGTTCAGCGTGGCCTGCGCAAACGCCGCACCCACGTCCACGACGGTGTTGTCCGCCGTACCAGAAGCCGCGGTCAGGTCCGCGATCGCCACCTCCGCGTAGTCCTCGCGTCGAGCACCGGCACTCGGATCGGCATAAGCCATGTCAGTCCCTCTCCTCTGGGGGCAGCTCGCCTACGCGGGCAGAGTGATCTTGCAGAACGCGCTCGGCTGGATAACACCGAAAGCTGCGCGCATTTCCGCAAGAATGGCGACCAGGTTCCTTACAAAGAAGTCGCCGTGAGAATCGGTGGTGGTAATCGTGCTTTGTTGCCGGTCCCACAGGATGCTCTTCTTCCAGTCGCCGACGTAGGCGGTCCCGGAAGGGGTGGCCTCCGACTCGATGACCGGGAGGTTCCACAGGGGTGAGTTGCCGGGCATCCCGGAACCGGACGGCCCGCCGAAGTAGTAGCGCTTCTCGTTGTCGGACAGCAGGTCGAGACGTTCCACGTCGTTCGGGTGCATGACGTACCCGTTGGGGACGCTGCGGCCTGTGACGCGGATCTTCGTCTTGGCCTTGCGAAGTGTGGCCAGCAGGTCGGTGCCGGACGCTGCCTGCACCTGCACCCCCGACACGTTGGCGAGGCCCTCCAGGTTCTCCCCGGTGTTGTCACCGGCGATCATCTGGTCTTCGAGTTCTTCCTCCAGGCCGTACTGCAGGAAGTTGTCGATCAGGGTCATCATCTGCGCGGCGTCGGACAGTGCCCGCTTGGTGACGGGAATCCAGTGCGCGATGGTCCGCACCGGGGTGGTCACCTTGACGGTGGTGAGGGCCGACTCGGGCTTGTACCCGCCACCTACCGCGTTGACCAGCGCAGCACCGGACACAGTCTGCGGCCCGGAGCTGGTGGCCTCAGCGACGGGTGCGGCGGCGTTGGTGATGCCGGTGACCCGCACGTACTCGATGGTGTCGCTGGTGGTTTGCCCTGCGGTGACCAGGTCACGCAGCATCAGCGGACGCTCGAACGGGCCCAGACCGACCTGCAGACCCAGGGCGTCGTTCTGGACGAACGCGCCACCGGAGGTGTCCGACAGGCCGGTGACCAGTGCCTTCTGACCCCGGCGAGGCGGCAGCAGAGCCTTGTACCCGACCGGGGATGCCTGCACCCGGTGCTGCTTGGTGAACGCCCCGCCCGGGACAGAACCAACCAGGGTCTGGTACTCGCCGGACTCGGTGTAGTGCTCCCCGATGGACTTGCGCCCGTCGGGCACGATCAGCCCGGAGGGGGTGACCTTCTCGCCGGCCTCGTCGATGCCGATGTCGTCGCCGAGTTCCTGGATGGCCTTCCGTGCCGCCTGGTCGCCCCGTAGCTGCTCGAACCGCTTGCGGACGTCCTTGGCCTTGCCGATCGCGTCGGCGAGCTGTGAACGCTCATCGTCGGTGTAGTCGCGGTCGCCGTCTTTCTCAGCGGTAGCTGCGATGTCGCGGGCAGTCTTGAGATGCGCCTGAAGCTCTTCCTTCAGGCTGTCCGACTTGCTCAAGGGGTGTCTCCTCAGATCGTGAGCGAATCGACCCCGGCGAAGAGTTCCTCTTCGAGGTCGAGGCGCTGACGAAGCGAGGCGGTTCCGGGCCGGGCGGGCTGGTCGTCCTTCGTCGCGGCGGGCTCTTCGGCCGGCCGGGACTCGGAGGCAGCGGGCTGGGCCGGCTTGGCCTTCTCGTCATCGCTGCTGCCCGACTCCGGGGTGGAGGCGAGCAGGTGTTGCAGCAGGGCCACGGCCTGACGGATGTGGTCCTCACTCTTGTTCTCCGACACGTCAACCTGGGTGAACCCGGCGGGGCGGGCAGTCACGTTGGCTTGCGGGGTGTCGGACGTGTAGGGGGCGGCGTAGGTGGGTTCCGTGGCCCCGTTGACCGCCGCCTGGGTGTCGTTGCGTTGCGCCTTCACCGCGATCAGTTCGGTAGCCTGGTTCGCCCCGATCAGGGTGGGACCCGTCTCGTAAAGCTTCAGCTTGCGAAGCTCGAAGAACGACGAGTCCTTACCGTCGGTGGTCTGCTCCACCGGGGAGCCGTCGAGGATGTCGTAGGAGAAGCTGAACTGGGTGACCCGGCGGCCCTTCAGCAACCGGTACACCTGCGCTGCGGTCGGGTTGTCCAGGTCCAGGCGGCCCTTCACCCACAGCCCGTCGTCGCGTTCCTCGACCTCTTCCACCGCGCCGATGTGCATGTTCGGGTCGTGCGCCATGTGTGACCAGATCACCGGGATCGGGCTGCCCGACGCCTTCCACTCGGTGAGGGTGTCCGCGAACGCCCCCTTGGTGATCTTGTCTCCGACGGAGTCGCGTTCCCAGGTGGCGACGATGGCCTCGAACACGCCCTCGTCGGTGCCCTCGTTGGTGCCGGCGGCCTTGATCCGAACCGGGCAGGTCTTGATCTGCATCGTCAACTCCCTGCCGGTGAAGGGTGGGTCCGGCTATTCGACAGCGGTGGTGGGGGTCTTCCCGGGCGGTGTGCGGCGTGAGGCGGCCAACCCGAACTGGTCACGAGACGGCGGGGTCGCGTCCTGCGGGGACGCCTGACCCCCGGTGAGCACGTTCAGCGGCACGATCAGCTCGTCCGCGTCGTCCATCTGCGGCAGGTTCAGCCGGGCGCGGGCCTCGTTGCGGGACATGTACGGCCCACCCACCGCCGACTGCAACTGCGCCGCCTGCTCCTCAAAGGACCCGCGGAGCTTCTCGGCCATGTTGAACTCGACGTACACCCCGGACGTGTCGGGGAAGTCGTCGATGAGCTGCAGCCCGATCTCCTCGCAGATCATCGTCAGCCACGGACCCAACGTGTCCTGGTACAGCTGCTTGTGCTGCTCGGTGATGTTGGAGAACGTGGCGTGCTCGAGGATGCCGACCATCGGCAGCGGGATGTGGTAGGCGGCGGTGACCTCTTCGCGGGTCAACTTCCGCGCCTCCAAATACTGGGCCTGCTCCGGGGTGACCGCCGCACCCTCGAACGTCATCCCGTCCTCGAGGATGGGAGTGCCACCGACCTGAGCCCCGTCACCGGCGTACTGCGCCTGCCACTGCGCCCGGAACCGGGCCTTCGCGTCCCGCGACCACGGCGGCGCGTCAGCCGGGCGGCGTAGGTACCCGGATATACGGGCACCGTTGCGCCACAGCTGCTCCCGCCACACCCCCGCCTGGTGCTCCTCGGCGAGGATGCGGCGCAGCGTCTCGATCGGCGAATACCCCACCCGGGGGTCGACCGGGTTGTACCCGCGGAAGTGCACCACCTGATCCGCTGGCAGCTCCCGTTTCCCGCGGGAGCCGCTGACCTCATACGAGGACGCGAAGAACGCGTTGGAGCCGGCGGGGGTGACCATCCGCGGGTCGACCCGCTGCAACGCCACCATGCCCCGCTCCTCAGCGGCGACCTTGATCCAGTAGGCGTTGTCGTAAATCGCCAGGTCGGACACCAGCGCGTCGATCGCCCGGTAGCGGGTGGAGTGCGGCGACGGCCGGTTCAGCAGCGCCGCCAACGGGTGCTCCGTCAACCGCTCACGGTCCACATCAGACACCCGACGAAACGCGTGCAACCCCAACTGGGCGATGTTCCTAGCAAGGAACGACACCACCGTCCGCACCTGCGGTTGGGTGCGCCAAATCGTGGCGTAGTCCTGCCGCACCTGCTCCGACAGCGCCACCGACCCGAACGGGGCCGGCACAACCGCACGCTGGACAGCGGCCAACGCACCGGAGGAGATCACGAAGGGCACGCCCGCTACCCCGCAGCCTGCATGTACTCAACCTGGTCCCGGTCCAGAACGACGTCGCCGTCCATCGCCACCGGGTCGGTACCGGGCTCCAACAGCTGCGCGGACTTGAGCACGATCATCCGGCCGCGGCGCTGGTACAACACCCCGGTGATGGCCCGCCCCGCGTGCAAGCTGACGAGCACTTTGCGTTTGAGGACCAGCCGGCGGCCGGCGGTCTGGTCGTAGACGTGCCACGCAACCCCGGCCAGGAGCAGCAGCACAGCGGTGAGGATGACGAGTTCGGCCACGCCCGCCTCCTGAGAAAGTCGTTAGACGACCAGTAGGCCGTCGTCGTCTTCGTAGGCCGAGCGGGCCTCCGGCTTACCGAAGCGGGTGAAGCCGTGCCACGCCAACGTGGCAGCCACCAACGGGCTGATGTCCACACCGGAGTTGCGCCGGTTCCACGCCCACGCATCGGCCAGCGGCCGGGTCTTCGCCCCCGCCAGGGCCGCGCTCAGCGACGGCTGGTCAAGGTGCCGGAAGCTCTGCTTCTCCACCGCCGCCTCGTAGAACGCGCCGCATGCCTGCGCGACCTCCCGGCCGGTGACCAGTTCGGGTTCGATCCCTGCCTCTTGCAGGTCCGCGATCCACGCGCCGGCGGCCGAGGCGGGGTCGAGCAGCACCGCGCGCGGTTTCCATTTCTTGCTCAACGTCACGAGCCGGGCCACCGCCCACCCGGTGCCCTCACGGGACTCCACGACCTCAACGTGCCCGAGCCCGTCAACACGGGTACCGGCCACCGCGATCGCGGCCTTCGTCCGTTCCGGGTTCGCGTCCACCGCGAACACCACCGGGTCACGCACCTGAGAGCCGGGGTCGGCCAAGTCAGCCCACGCCTTGCGGCCGATCACCGCATCAGCGTTGGCGTCAAACCACACACCCAACCGCTCCCGGGCGAACGACACCGGGTCCATCGCGTCGCGTTCGGACTCGACGAACTCCTCCGCGATGCGGATACCCAACGCCGGGTTGGCCTGCGCCCACGCCACCCGGTCGTCCGGGTCCACCTCAGGCGGGGCCGACCACTCGAAATACGCAAGACGCTGAGAGGTGCCCGCCGTGCCACGGTCACGCACATTGCGCAACTGGTCCGAACTCTCCATCCCAGCCGAAGACGTGTACCAAATCTGCGGATTCGGCCGGGCGCTCAAAGTAGGCAGCAAAGCCGACATGGCCTTCGCACCCAGGTTGTACGCCTCATCCAAGATCACCAGGTCACCGGAGAAGCCACGACCCGAGCCGGTCGAGCGGGCCACAAACCGCAGCCGGTGACCCGACGTCAGCTCGATCCCCTCCTCGCCATGCGACGTACGGATCGACTTCACCCGCTTACGCAGCATGTCCGAGTTGTCGATGTGCGCCTTCACCCGCAGAAAACCCTCAGCCGCGGTCTTGAACTCGTGACTGGAGTGCAGGATCAGACGCTCCCCGAACAGAAACAGCCCCGCCAACTCCCGGGCCTCCAACAAAGAACCCTTACCGTTCTGCCGCGGCACCAACAACCCAACCTCAAACGCCGACCAGACGCCGTCCTTGCGCTCCCCCAGCGAATGCGTCAGAACGTGCTGCTGCCACGGGTCCAGATTCAGCCCGAACGACTCACAGAACTCGATCGCCTCAACACCGGCCGACGAGACGTAATCCGGGACCGAACTAACCCGCGGCGTTTGAACGCCGAGCCGTACGCTTGGAGGTGAGGTCATCAACCCGATCCCCCTCCACCTGCGGCGGGGCCTTCGCAGTCAGCTCCGCCATGCACTCCCGCAACTCCCGGACCATCGGAGCCAACGCCATCGCCGCCCGCGGATGATCAATCGCATCCGCCAACGCCAACGCAGCCAACGCCAACGACGTACCCGCCAAAACCGCAGGCAGACCCGCCAAATCCCGCTTCACCGCAGCCTGAACCGGACCAACATCATCAGGACTCACACGCCCCCCGGTCGGGTATTTGAAACGTGGAGAGAGGAACGAAGCGTCGGAGCGGGGTCACGGAGCCCCTGGTCGTGGCGATGCGAACGCCCCTACCCGGTGGCGGTATGTCGCTAGGCTCGTCTCATGCCTGACGAGATCCAGGCCGTTGCGCACTGGGTACCTGTCACGACAGAGCAGCTCAAGGCTTACGGGGCGGTACCGCTGACAGCCGAGGAGCAGGAGCGGTCCCGTTTGGCTGAGGCCGCTCATGAAGCTGAGCGTGAGGTTGCGGTGCAGCAGCATCGTGCGCTGCTTGGCTCGACCACCGGGGTTCGGCGTGCGGTGTTGGAGTCGCATGGTCCCGTTGACGACTCGGGTTGGTTGGTGTGTGAGGGGTGCGATGGCTACGAGTACCCGCCGGACTGGCCGTGTCGCACCTACGTCCTCGCGCGTGACGCGGAGGGCGAGTAGCCACTTACCAGAGCCTGGATGCTTGAGGTTGGGGGTTGCGTCGGCTTCTGCCCCTGAGTCGGTTGCCGAGGGTGGCGCCGTGTCGGCGGTTGCAGCGGGCGTGTTCGAGGCGGCGTGGACCGTGTGCCCCGCCGAGTACCACGGCGTCGGTGTGGCCGAGGTCGAGGGTGTGGTGTGGGTGCATGCCTCTGCCGCAGCGCGGGCATGGGGTGCCGGGGATGAGGGTGGTGAGGAGGCGTTGGCGTTCGGTGCGGTGCGCGTAGCCGTACACAACGACGGTCATGGCGTTGGCCTCCCGTCGTGGGACGATGCGTGGTATGCCCGCACGAGTACCACTCGCTACGACCGGTCAGCGGTGGTGGTACTACCAAGCGTCTATCATGCCCGGGGTGTTAGCCGATGAGCATACACTGCGTGTTGCTATCCGCATGATGCGGGAGAACGCACTGATAGCGACCTACGATGCA